GAACTGGAACGCCACAGCATCGCCGAACTCCTGCAACTCCTCTCCTTCTGGCGGCGTGAGCTATCCCGCGAGTCCCGCCTCTCATCCGGCATCTCGTCCATCGGCCAATCCATTTCTGTCCGCATCTAATCCCCATGGGCCTCCTTCAAAACATTTTTTCCCGCGCCACCACGAAGAAGCCCGCCCAAAGCCGCGCCGATCAGCCTCGCCTCTGGTCGGCGCGGTCCATTCTTTCCGACACCATCGGCAGTTTCGCCAGCGCAGGCATGCCGCAATCCGCAGGCGCAGGGCGCTTGGAATCCACATGGGCAGGGACACCGACCACGATCGACGCATGGATTTTTCAATATTGGAGCCGCATCGTCGCCCGCTCCCGTGAGCAAGCGGAGAACAACGATCACCTCAAAAAGTTTATGCAAATGGCCCGCGACAATATCGCAGGCCCGACAGGCTTCACCTTCAACGCCCAAATCCGCGACCCCAGCGGAACGATGGACACCGTGGCCAGCAGCGCCATCGAGGACGCCTTCGCCGATTGGAGCAAACGCGGCAACTACGACATCACCGGCCAACTCTCCCGTGCCGATGGCGAACGCCTGGCAGTCACCACCGCCGCGATGGATGGCGAGGTCATTTGCATCAAGAAGTATGGCGAAGACCTGAACAAGTGGGGCTTTGCCGTGCAGTTCATCGACCCCGTTTTGCTCAACCCCACCAAGTGGGAAAAGCTGAACAACGGCAATGTCATCCGTCACGGCATCGAGTTTAATCCGAACGGACGACCGGTCGCCTACCATTTCCGAAACTACGACGAAATGATGATGGGCTATGTCAACCACAACGGCGAAAGTTTCCAGCGAGTCCCCGCCGATCAGGTCATTCATCGTTTCCTGCCTGAGCGAGTCGGTCAAAAGCGCGGCCTCCCGTGGGCACGCACAGCCCTCTGGCGCATGCGCATGCTGGCAGGGTTTGAAGACGCCGCCGTGGTCAACGCTCGCGTGTCCGCCAGCAAGATGGGCTTTTTCCGAAACCTCGACGGTGACAGCGACGACATCCTCGAAATGGACGCCGAGCCGGGCAAGTTTGAAGACATCGGCAACCGCGAGTTTATACCCTACACCCCGCAATTTCCCGACCAAGCATTCGACCCGTTTTGCAAAGCCATGCTTCGCTCGATTTCATCCGGCCTCGGTGTGAGCTACAACAACCTCGCCAGCGACCTCACGAGCGTCAATTTTTCCTCGATCCGCCAAGGCGCACTCGACGAGCGCGAAGTGTGGAAGGGCCTGCAAGAATGGCTCATCTCCGGCTTCGTCCTGCCAATCTACGAGTCCTGGTTGGAACGCTCTCTCCTCGCCAACAAAATCCTGATTGCCGGGAAGCCCCTCAAATTCGACCGATTGGAAAAATACAAGCAAGTTGCCTTCACCGGACGCCGCTGGGCATGGATCGATCCATCCGCAGAAATGGCCGCGAACGAAAAGGCCATCTCGCAAAAACTCAAATCCCGCAGCGAGATCATCCGGGAGACCAGCAACCGAGACCCCGAGGATGTCTGGAGCGAGATCGAGCGCGAAGAGGTCGAAATGAAAAAGCGCAACATCGTTCCGCTTATTCCGGCAGGCGCAGCCGCACCTGTGAGCGAATCCGAGGATTTCACGGAAGACGCTTTGCCTGTTGCGACAATCGGAAAACCAAAAGAGCTATCCAACGAGCAGGCCGCCGCCACGGGCAACGTCCAAGAAACCGCTCTCAATGGAGCGCAAGTGCAGGCGCTCAACGAACTGGTTCAGGAGGTTGCGATTGGACGATTGCCGATGGAAACGGCGCAAGCCATCGCCGCCGCCGCATTCCCGCTCATCACGAAAGAAAACCTCGGCAAGATTTTCTTACCGCTGAAAAATTTCACAGCCGCTCAACCGGCACAGCCCGACCCCCAGCCATGAGCCAGCCATTCGACATCACCATTCCTGCCGGCGAGTCGTTCTTTTTTGAAATCACGCTGAAGGAATCCACCGCGCCCAATGCCCTGCCCATCAACCTCACCGACTTCACCGCCGCCGGACAACTCCGCGAAGATTGGGACAAGCCCCTCCTTGCCGACTTTGCCGTCTCCTTCCCGCTGCCACGCACGAGCGGCAAGGTGCGTGTGCTCCTCACAGACGAGCAGACCAGCGCCCTGCCTGTCAGTCGCGCCCGCTACGACATCTATGTTTCGGACCCCTACGGAAACAGCCGCAAAATTCTCGAAGGCTTCGCATACATCGAGCGAGCCATAACTCGCACCACCTAAAACCATGGCATTCGTTGACCTCACACTCGTTCCGAATACGCAAGTCATCGTTGCCCCAGGCATCGCCCTCCCCATCGGCAGCGGAGCGCAGGGGCCAGCGGGCACGGTAGCCATCGGCAGCGTCACGCAGCTCGCCACAGGCACAGCCCCCACCGTGGCCAATGTCGGAAGCCCTACGAATGCAGTTCTCAATTTCGGCATCCCCCTCGGAGCGCAAGGCCCCGGCGGCACGATAGCCGTTGGCGCAGTGCAGACCATCGCGGGGAACCAACCCGCCACCATCTCCAATGTCGGCACCCCGCAAAATGCCGTCTTAAATTTCGCCATCCCTCGCGGCCTGTCCTCCACCATCGCAGTCGGCACCGTCTTCATCCTGCCCGCAGGAGCCACACCCACCATTGCCAATGTCGGCACGCAGGAAAACGCCGTTCTCAATTTCGGCATCCCGTCACCAGCACCCGGCCCGAAAGGTGACGCAGGCGAGCGAGGCCCCGCCTTCGTTTACGGCTCGCTCTCGTTCATCTCGGATGTCTCTGACGATCACCTCACCCACTGGATCGGACGCGCCTCCGCAGGAACCGGCACGGATCAACCGGCATGGACAATCACCAAGAGCGTCTTCACACCCAGCGGCGAACTCGTCAGCCGAGGCGTAGCCGCCTCCGCAGTCTGGGACACCCGCGAAACTGCAAACTATGTCGCCGGTGCCGTCTCCACCAGCGAGATCGACGCAGGCTTTTTCTAAAACTACCCGTCACGCCTCTGGCTTGCCATGCGCAACTTGACAATCTGAACCGACAGATGAGGCCCAAGGACGCTTGGGCGTAGGGTTCTCTTCACCTCTCCCCCTCCGTGCTCTCTGCGTCCTCTGTGGTCAATCCACCACGGAACGCCCCGCAGAAGACACGCGAATTGGCAACGGCAAAATAACGCCCGTCCGACCACCGGACACCGCAACCCAAACCAACCACCACACAAAAAAATCATGTCTGTCCCAATTCGCATTCGCCGCCGTCAATCCGGTAACGCCGGAGCACCCGGAGTCCTCAAGTCCGCAGAGTTAGCGTTCAACGAAGTTGATGGAATCCTCTACTACGGTAAAGGTGCCGACGCTTCCGGCAACGCCACACAGATCGTTGGCATCGGCGGCAACGCCTCATCCAGCTACGCAGACGGCATCGTCGCCACAGAGCAAGCCGCACGCATCGCCGCTGACAGCACATTGACCACAAACCTCGCCAGCGAGGTGACACGGGCGCAGGGCGCAGAAGGCACGATTTCCACGAACCTCGCAAGCGAGATCACCCGTGCGCAAAACGCTGAATCAGCCCTCGGCACTCGGATTGATAACGTTCTCTCGAACGTAACGCCCGGCTCGCTTGATTCGCTGTCGGAAGTGGTCGCCGCTTTCCAGACCGCCGATTCCAGCTTGAACGGAGCGATAACCTCTCTCGCATCCAGCGCATCCACAAACCTCACAAACGAGGTAAATCGTGCCACCGCAGCCGAGGCCGCTCTCGCTTCCGACATCTCGGACATCGAGACAGCCGCATCCGCCTTGACCAGCCGAGTCACCAGCGCCGAGAGCAGCATCACCTCAAACGCCTCCGCGATCAGCGACGAGGCCACAGCGCGCGCAGCCGCGATCAGCGCAGAGACCAGCGCCCGCCAATCCGCCATCAGCTCAGAGGCAAGCACCCGCCTCTCAGCCGACAACGCTCTAAGCGCCCGCATCCTCGTTCTCGAGACCGAGATCGACGGCGGCACGTTCTAAAGCAACGGCCCAACGGGGCCGGTCCACTCGTGACCATTCATGACGACCGGCCTTTCAAATTCTTCCGAGTCCATACTCATGCCAGTTCCAATCAAACCTAAGAAGACCGTCGTGCCGGGGCGCATCCCCAGCACGGCGGATCTTTCGCTCGGCGAAGTCTGCATAAATTACGCAGACATCAAAATCTATGGACGCCACCCGCAGACCGGAGCCGTCCTCCAACTCACCTCTCCCCCTCGCAACGAAATCCCCGCCATCCTCGTCCACGCCGTAGACGGAGCGAACCTCTACATCGGACGCCTTGAGTGGGACGACTACCCCGCCTCCGGCCCCGCCGAGGATTCCACCGCCTGGACCATCTACAAAATCACCACCAACTCCGCAGGCGATGTCGTCTCAGAGCAATCCGCAATCGGCGCGTGGTCTTCCAAAACCAACCTCCAATTTTCTTAACCCAAAAATCCAAAAACATGAACGCTACCAACCCCATCGAAATCGCCAGCAAACAATACCCGAAACTCTCGCTCAATTTGGCCATAACGGGCCGGTATCTGGGCGATGGATCGAGCGACGCCAATGTCGCCATGCGTCTTGTTCCTACCCGCATTGAGGACGGCGAAGTCATCGCCGCAGACGAAGCAGCCATCGGCATTGCGCTTGGATCACTGGCTGGCAGCGACGAAGCCACGCAGCAAGCTGTGGGCGCAATACAAGCCGCTCTCCAATCCTACATACAAGCGAAAGGACTTTAAGCCATGGCCACCTACTACGCTCGCAAGGCGGGAAATATCAACGCCGCAGATGTCTGGTCTACCACGCCAAGCGGCACAGCCGCCGCTGTCACATTTGCCAACGGCGATGTGCTTGTAGCGAACTCGTTCGCCATCACGGTCAATGTCTCCACCGATCTCGGCGGCTCTGGACAGCTCCGCAACGACACCACAGGGGGAGCCACCGCAGGCGGATCGTTTACGTTGAGCGATGGAGTCACACTAACTGCGAGCATTTACAGTAGCACAACCCTTACATGCGTTCTTTTTACGGCTGCTACTCCTGCCGTTGCTTACATTGCAGCCAATGAAATAAGAGGAAATGGAATAGGGGCAAACCAAGCGTCAGGAGTGAGTAACAGTGGGACAGGAACATTAAATATTACTGTAACCAACATATTTAGCGGCTCGGCAACTGCTGGGGGAACTCCAAGCTGCGGGGTAATAAATGCCGGTGCAGGGAACACAAATATTACTTGTTCTGGCCTTATAACTGGGGGGTCAGGAACAGCTTCCCCCGGTGTTGCAAACAACAACATTACCGGGGTGCTCACAATTATTGGGAATGTTCAAGGCGGGATATCCGCAAGCGGGGCAGTTAATACAACCGCCGGCACAATAAATATTATCGGTTCAGCCATCGGTTCGGCTGCGTCGTCGGCGTCACCAGGCGTGGCGAATTCATCGACTGGCACAATCCGCCTCACCCGCGCCGTGGGCAACGCCTACGGCCCCGGAAATACATCTGGATTAGCGGCAGCCGTAGGAGCGGCAAATGCTGGCCTCGGCGTGATCGAAATCCAACAACTCGAATACGGCACAAATGGCATGTCGCCCACCAGCGGCACAGGCATCCGGCTCAAGAAAGCTGGAAGCAATGTCGCCGTCTTCAACTACTGCGACACCGCAGGCGCGAAAACCCTCATCGACGCCACGCAAAACGCCGCGATGCCCGCCGCCACCGATGTCCGCGACGGCGTGAGCTACGCCAGCGGCGCGTTGACCGGATCGGCTTACATCCCCTCCGCAGCAAGCGTTGCAAGTGGAGTCCCTGTTGACAACACCATCGGCACAGCAGTGCTCACTGGAGCTGCCGTGGCGAGCGCCGTCTGGAGCGCAGCATCTCGCACCATCACCGAAGGCGGCATCACCGCCGCCGATGTATGGAGCGCAGCAACCCGCACCATCACGGGCGGCACGGTCACGACCCTGACCAACGCCCCCACCGTCCCAACCGCAGCAGCCATCGCCTCGCAGGTGAGAACTGAGCTTTCGGTAGAGCTTGGACGGGTGGATCAAGCCATCTCCAGTCGAGCAACCCCCGCAGACATCCCGACAGAATCGGAAATCGCCGCCGAAGTTTGGGCCAAGCCCACGACCGAGCTGACGATCACCGGAAGCATCGGCGAACGCGCAAAAAATCAGAGCACCGTCAGCACGACCGGCGCTCAACTCGCCGCCGCCCTCTCATAAGTTTGGTTTGTTGTTTCCCGGCGTGGGCCAAAACCCACGCCGGGTTTTTTGCGTCTGCCCCTCGCCGTGGCCTCTGTGCTCTCTGTGGTTAAACCTCCACGGAACGCCCCGCAGAAGACAGCCCGCCGCCCGCTGGCAAAATTCGCGCACAGATGAAGCCCGCCGCGAAAGAATTTTTTAGCACGCCCATGCGCCGAGTCATGACCATCGGCACGATCAGCGCGGAGTCGCGCACCATCGAGCTGGCTTTTTCGAGCAACGCGGAAATCGAACGCTGGCCCGGCATGATCGAAGTCCTCGATCACTCAGCGGATGCCTGCGACCTCTCGCGCCTCAACGACCGCGCCAATCTTTTGTTCAACCATGACGCATCCGAAGTCCTCGGAGTCGTCGAGACCGCCCGCATTGACGCTGACGGGATGGGCCGAGCGTTGGTTCGCTTTGGCCGTTCCGAATGCGCCGAGGAAGCGTGGCAAGATGTGCAGGACGGAATCCTCACGAAGGTCTCGGTCGGCTACCGAATCCACGATGTCAAGTTGACCGAAGAACGCGAAGCCCTCGATGTCTACACCGTCACACGGTGGGAACCCTACGAGATCAGCATCGTCACCATCCCAGCCGACACCTCGGTCGGAGTGGGTCGCAGCCTTACCAACCCGCCAGAGCCAATCGGCCCCGGCACAAATCAATCCAATCCCATGCAAGACACACCTACACCCGCGCCACAAGCGCCCGCACCGGCGGCACCGGAGATCAACGTCATCGCCGAGCGCAATGCCGCCATCAAAGGCGAGCAAGATCGCACCCGCTCGATCCTCGAAGCAGGCGACAAATACGGAATGCCAGCCCTCGCCGCACAAATCGTGCGTGACGGTGGCAACCTGGTGGACTTCCAAGCCGCCGCACTTGCCGAGAAAGACAAGCGCAGCGCACAAATCCGCGAAGGCCATGCACCCATCGGTCTCAACGAACGCGAAGCAGGGAGCTTCTCTTTTGTGAAGCTCATCCGCGCCCTCGCCGCAGAGCCAACCGATAAAAAAGCCCGTCAAGATGCGGCTTTTGAATTGGAAGCTTGCGAAGCCGCCGCCGGACAAGTCGCCCACCGCAACGTCAAAGGAACGATGGTCCCCGTTGATGTCCTGACAACTGGCTATGGCCAGCGCGGAACAAACACCATTTCCGGAAAATCCGCCGCTGGCTACACCGGCACAGGAAACAACACCGTTCAAACCAGCCTCCTCGCCTCCTCGTTCATCGATGTCCTCCGCAACAAAGCGGTCATCATGGGCCTTGGAACTGAGCTGGCTGGCCTCGTCGGCAATGTGGACATGCCCAAGCAAACCACATTCGGCAGTGGCTATTGGATCGGGGAAGATGATGAAGCGCCTAAATCTGACATTGATTTCGGTCTCATCTCACTCCGCCCTCGCACAGTGGCAAATCGGGGCGAAATCACCCGCCGCATGCTCATGCAGCCCTCGCTGTCGGTCGAAGCCCTGCTTCGTAACGACCTCGCCCAAGGATTGGCCCTCACGATCGACTCCGCAGCCTTCTACGGCACAGGATTGACCAACGCACCAACCGGAATCAAATCCGCCGCTGGCGTGCTCTCTCAGGCATTCGTCGCAGTGCAGCCAACCTTCGCCGAACTTGTGAACATGGAAAGCCTCGTCAGTGCTCAAAACGCCGATGTGGCCAGTATGGCATTCGTTACCAACCCATCGACAAGGGGCATGGCAAAAACCTCCCTCAAATTCCCAACCGGCTCCACCAACGGCGGCACCATCTGGGAAAATGATTCGATGAACGGCTACCAGACAATGATCACCAACCAGATCACGACTGGCGATGTGTTTTTCGGCAACTTCGCTGACTTCATCATCGGCCTCTGGGGCGGTCTCGAAATCACCGTGGACCCATACAGCAACAGCACCAGGGGCAGTCTCCGCATCGTCTGCATGCAGGATGTGGATTTCGCTGTCCGCCGCGCTCAGTCCTTCGTTTACGGCAAAAAGCCCTAAGCGATAGCTGACAACTCAACCGCCTCCGCCGTGTCAATTCGCGGCGGAGGCTTTTGTTAGGAACCTCAGATTATGGAACCTCAAAAAATCACCCTTCTCCAAAGCCTGATGATTGCCGGCGAATCCTGCCCGGTCGGCAGCGATGTCGAAGTCTCGCCCTCCTTCGCCCGCGAACTCATCGCCCTTGGCCTCGCCAAGCCATTCGTTGAACCAACCGAGTCCAAGAAAAAGAAATGAGCCTCGAAGAAAAGGACGGACGCCCAGCCGTGAAGATGAATCTCGCGGAAGCCATCGCGGCTTTTGCACTCATAGCAACGGTCTTCTCATCGCTCAACGGCTGGATCGTCCTGCCCGAACAAATGCGCCAAGTCCGAAATGAAAACGAACGCCAAGACATCCGCCTCCAAGCCATCGAACGCCTCGCAGCGGACCGCAGCGAAACCCTCGCCCGCATCGACGAGCGCACCAAGCGCATCGAAGAAAGCCTCAAAGCCAAATGACGCGCCTGCTGGCACTCCTGCCGCTCCTGCTCCTACCCGCCTGCGTAAGCATCCCACTGCCGCCAAGCGGCGACAAGATGGGAAGCCTCGGGCGAGTGGAGGTCGGCATCCGTTACTTCCCGCCAGTCAACATCGACTGGTTCAACCCGCAAATCCCAAACCTGAAAGACAAATGAAAGCACTCGACTACATCCTCAACCGTCTCGCCGAAGTCTCCACATGGCGCGGCCTCGTCTTCGTCGTATCCGCCGCAGGCATCACGCTCGACCCCAGCAAAGCCAACGCCATCGCCGCCGCAGGCATGGCCCTCGTGGGAGCCATCAACATTTTCCGCAAAGAGAAAAAATGAAGCCTGAGCGCATCGCGTTCGCGCTGATTCTGCTCTCATTCTTTTTCCTCGCCCTCGCATTCCTCAACCGCTGACCATGCTCCACAAGCTCCTCGCCATCGCACAAGCGCAAATCGGTGTGCGCGAAGAAGGCGGCAACAATCGCGGCCAGCGGATTCGTGACTACCAGCGAGCCACCGACCTGCCGCCCGGCCCGTGGCCATGGTGCGCGGCGTTTGTTTCGTTCGTCGTGCAGGAATGGCTAAAGGAAAACGATGTCCCGGAGTGGCTGCGACTCACGCGATCGCCTGCCCAGTGGCAACCGCGCACCGCGCTGGCCTACGGATTCGTGCCATGGGCAAAGGCTCGCGCCCGCACCACCAGCATCTACACCGACCAAGACGCCGCACAGCCGGGAGACATCGTGACCTTTGATTTTTCGCATGTCGGCATCGTGCTCGAAGACGATGGGAAGAACCTCGTAACCATCGAAGGAAACACCAACGGCAAGGGACAACGCGAATCGGAGACAGGCGATGGAGTCTGGCGCAAAATCCGGCCAAAATCCCTCGCTCGAAACTTCATCCGCATCCACCCCGCCCGATGACCTACGGCAACCTCGATGTTTTCTTTTCCGGTCTCGACCACACCGAGATTCTGTTTCCCCTGCCAACCGGAACCCGGATCGTGCGCGGCTATTTCGACAACGCCTTTTTCGACTCCTCCGTGGGCGAGGTAGTGCTCGACAGCACGCAGCCCCGCTTCCAATGCAAGGAGAGCGATGTCGCAGGCATCCCCCGCGAAACCGCCTGCAAGGTCGAAGGCAAAGATTACACCGTGATGGAAATCCAACCAGACGGCACCGGCCTTGCCACCGTCACACTCGCCCATGAGTGACATGATCTTCATCAACGCAAAGGGCCTCGACCGCATCGGGCGCGACCTTGGGGCAACGCAAAAGCAGATCGCCCCCGCCATGCGCAGCGCCGTCTCTCGCGTCACCCGCTGGGCAGGCAACGAAGCCGCCCGCCGCATCAGCAAGGCGACCAAGGTCACAGGCAAGGTAATCAAAGGCAGGATGCGCGTCGAAGTCATGGGCAAAGATGGCGTCCTCGGTCGCGTGTGGGCAGGTCTCCGCAACATCCCGCTGAAGGCGATGAAGCCCCGCCAAACAAAAAGCGGCGTCACCGCAGGCCCCGCCAAGCGCCCCGGTGCCTTCATCTCCAAAAAAATGGGCGGGCATGTCTTCGAGCGGGTCGGAAAAAAACGCCTGCCCATTAAAAAATCCGAAGGCGTCAACATCCTCGACCCCGGCATGGATGCCATGGGGAGTCTGGAAAAAGAAATCGGCGAGCGCCTGCAACGAGAATTTGAAACCCAACTAAAATGGCAACTCAGCAAATAGACCTCGCCGTCCTCCACACGAAGATCGCCGAGAAGATCAACGCCAAATTCGGCGCGTCGGTGAAAACCATCGCCGCCTATTCGCGTTATCTCGAAAAGCTGGAAGTGCCAGCGATCACTTTTGAACTCGACACCATCGAGCCATCCGACCCCTCGGATGTCGGAACGCAGCAACTCCAGGTCGATATCCGCTTTTCCGCCTCGCTCATCTACTCCTACAAGGCTGGCAACAAATTCGCGGTGCGCCTCATGTCGGCAAACTTCGCGGCCTTCCTTCAAGGCCAACGGTTCGGAATGCCAGTGACCCCCGCCCGTTTCATCGCCGCCACCCCGCAGGAATTTGACGCCGAAAATCCCGAATACGAAACGTGGCGCGTCGAATGGGAACACACCTGCCTCCTCGGCGAAACCGCATGGCCCGAAGGAGGGGGGTTACCCACAGACATCCGCGCCTCATGGGTTCCCAAGATCGGCATCCCGCACGAGCCGGACTATGTGCCGATCCAAGACATCCTCGCCACATGAGCAACGCCCGCATCGGAGAGCTTGAGCGCCGACTCTCGAACACCATCCGACCCGGTAAGGTCTTGGAAGCGGACTACGCCAAGGCCCGCCTCCGTGTCACGATGGGAGACAACACCAGCGCATGGCTCCCGTGGCTCACCAGCCGCGCCGGGGAAGACCGCACATGGCACGCCCCCGAAGTCGGCGAGCAGGTCATCGTCATCGCCCCCGGCGGCGAACTCTCAGCTGGCTACGTCATGCCCGGAGGAGTCTATAAAAACGACTACCCCGCCAACGCTGACAAAGCCGAGATCAGCCGCACCACCTACAAGGATGGCGCAATCCTCGAATACGACCGAGAAAATCACACCCACCTCCTGCAACTCCCCGAAGGATCAGCAACCGTCAAAGTCGGTGACGATGCAGAGACCGAAATCACGCCCGACAAGATCACCGCAAAAGTGGGAAGTGACGCAAAGACCGAAATCACCGCCTCAAAAATCCTCGCGCAAATTGGCAGCGATGCGAAAAGCGAAATCACAGCCAGCAAGATCACGCACAGCCTCGGAAGTGGAAAAGTCGAGATCACCAGCGGCAGCGTCAAAATCACAGTCGGAGGAACCACCCTCGAAATCGCATCCGGCGGAATCACGATCACCGGCAACATCACCCAAACCGGAAACTACGATCAGACGGGTCTGATGAAATCCAACCTCATCACCCTCTCCACCCACACGCACGGTGGAGTCATGCCCGGAACAAGCATCACAGCCGTCCCAAATCCCTAATCCCCTCCGTGCTCTCCGCGTCCTCCGTGGTTAATCTTTTCTAACCTCTCTACGGGAAGTCCCCGCAGAAGACACCCCCCAGCGCAGCCATAAAATCTCTCCCCATGCGAGGCATGAGCAGCGACACCGGCAAGGCGCTTTCCGGGTTGGACCATTTGAAGCAGTCGATACGGGACATTCTCACGACCCCGCTCGGCTCTCGCGTCATGCTCCGAGACTACGGCTCGCGCCTGTTCGACCTGGTGGACGCCCCGATGAATCGCGGAACCATTGTTGAAATTTACGTTGCGACGATTGAGGCCATCCGCAAGTGGGAGCCTCGCGTTGAGATTACGCGCGTCATCGCCCAAGCCATCGAACCCGGCAAGATCACCATCGCCCTCGAAGGCGTCTATCTCCCCACCGGAACAGCGCTCACGCTCGACGGAATGGTTGTATGAGCTACACGCCAATCGATCTTTCGAGCCTTCCCGCGCCGACGATTGTCGAGAGCCTCGACTACGCCGCGATTTTGCAGGAGATGGTGGACGACCTCAAAGCCCGCGATCCCGCCTTCACCGCCATCGTGGAGAGCGACCCCGCCTTTAAGATTCTGGAAGTCTGCGCCTACCGAGAAATGCTCATCCGGCAACGAGTCAACGATGCCGCCCGTGGCGTCATGCTCGCCTATGCAACCGGCGCTGACCTCGACCAACTCGGAGCCATCTTCGGAACCTCGCGCAAAATCCTCGTTCCCGCCGCCCCGACAGCAATTCCTCCGCGCTTGGCCGTGATGGAGACCGACACCGATTTTCGCTATCGCGTCACACTCGCCCTTGAGGGCTTGAGCACGGCAGGCCCGGAAGGGAGTTACCTCTACCACGCTCTGAAAGTGGCCGGCGTCAAACACGCCACCATCGTCGGCCCTCCCACCGTCTCCCCCGGCAATGTCCTCGTGACCGTCCTCGGCCTCACAGGCAACGGCGCCCCCTCGGCAACCGTCATTTCCAATGTCACGCAGGCACTCAACGCCGAAAGCGTCCGCCCGCTCACGGATGCCGTCACCGTGCAAGGCGCGACGATTGCAAACTATGCAATAACGGCGACGATCTTCACCTTTCCCGGCCCCGACTCGGAAGTGGTCATGCAGGAGGCCCGAGACAGCGCCCAAGCCTTCGCCACGCAGAATCACAAAGTTGGCAACGACATCAACCGCTCTGCGATCTTCGCCGCGCTCCATGTGGATGGCGTTCAAAAAGTCACGCTTACGTCGCCCTCCGCAGACATCACCTGTGACCACACGCAAGCGCCATTCTGCACCGCGATCACTCTGACATATGGAGGCTTGAGCCAGTAAAATGAGCCGCTCCATTTACCAATATCTTTCCGACCAAGACGGGAATTTCTTTTACTACG